TGCTTGATTGACTGCAGCAGCATCGGTTTTTCTCGAGATGTCATCTGTTATTGGATGTCTCGTGAAGTTTAAATCTATATCTGAAAAAATTGCTTGCTTTATAGCCATTATGCCGCCATTACTTTAGTGCTGCCTGATGTTATTATATTATCGCCATAACTATCACCAATTCTACCAACAGGGCTACCAGCTGCATATACCTTAGATGAGCCTCCACCTAGTGAAGATGTGTCTGGTGAGCATCCAGATTTTAAATGCGGTGCAACGGGATCTCCAACGATAACGACAAATACGCCTTCAGCTCGTACTTTACTTTGACCTGGTGCTCCAGTTCTAGTCTTCACTGGAAATCTACACTTCTTTCCAGTGCCATCAGGTGACATAACACCGTCGGTTCCAGATGATCTTGCTATTGCTGGCATTATTTAATCCCCTTACCCACTTCGACAGAAAAGCTAGCAAGTGATATTGCATAGTTCCAGTAGAAGTATTGCTGTATGTTTTTAGTTGCAGTTTTTGGAATTCCAGAAGAATCTGTGTAATTAATATTAAAACTGTAAGTTCTAGAAACCTCTTTTGATGCAGGTTCTTGATAGTTAACAACTGAGAAGAATTCATCAACTTCAGTATTATTTATCGCAGATAAAGTTACAGTTTCGTTAGGTTTTAATAAGTATGTATAAAATTCATCTTGAAACAAACGTAATGCAGTTCCAGATAAAATCATAGAACTAGCTGAACTGCTTTCCGCAGTAATACCAAACGCTACAGTATTTGTAGTGCATGTAACTGATGTGGCAAAAACATATACAGGAACTTCCTCTGTTGATAGTAATTCATCTAATACCTTAAATGATAATTTAACAGAAAATGTAGTCCCCTGATATACAGATTTTATTAAGTTGGATGGTAAAGCTAATCCATCCTCTGAAAATGTTGGATATCTATCGCCTGGAATTCCAGAGGGGAATCCAACTTCTTCTGAGTAAGATACAGTGACTTGTCCGCCAGTTGATATGTTAGGAACTATTAGATTGACATCATCGCCATCTATAACATCAACTATAGAATTAAATACAAGTTCAGCCATTACTTAGGACCAAATAAGAAGAATCCCTTTGTTCCTGGAGAAGGAACACCTTGAGCATTAACAGTCTTATCATTATACATCGTGAATGCTTGTTTCAATCCACCTTGTTTATATGCAATATGAATCCAGTTTTGCCATGCGCCCTTAGATGCCGATGGATCTCTATATTCTAAAATCATTTGATGATACGGCAAAATCTTTTCTAGTTGAGCTGCCAGATCCAATGTTTCTAGGTAACGACCTCCTGGCCAAAGTTGGAAGTCCAACGCACGACCTTTATTGTGGTCAGAAGTATCTCCAGACTGTTTGACATTGCCTGGATTACGCAAGCCTGACGTAATAACCCAGCGCCCAGTTTTACTAGAAACTCTGTGCACACCAGCTGGTGGACCAAGAATATCCCAAATAGGTTCACAGATATTCTGAGCCAAGTCTGCCATGTTTGCCACAAGATCTGCTTGAGTAAACAGCTTGTAACCAGAGAACGAATCGCCTTTACCTGGAGGTAATTCAGTATCTCTCAACACTGTTTGAGCACTCATTAAGTGACCAATTGTAAAGTTCTTAGACAGCTTGTAATCTCTAGTGAATGCCTTTGGATCAGCATTCTTATAGGTCTCACGATTAACATCTGTACCCGTTACATTATTACCTGGAGCTGGTTGAGCCAGCTCGGCATTAGCGCTAGAAGACGGTGCATTTGCTGGATTTGCGGCTTGTGGGTTTGAACTAATAACACCTGCTTGGGATTTACCTTCTTCACTATTCCACTCATCTGGAGTTTCAAACTTCGTGGAAGGCTGACCAACACGAGCAGGCGGCTCTAAGTTTTCCATAGCACTACCACCTGGTTCTGCCTTTTCAGGTGGTGTCAACTCTAGCCCTTCAATTGCTTCTGGTGCTTCTGCTTTTTCAACATCTCCAACTGATGCTCCATTACCCAAATCAACTATTGAACCATCAATACTAGCAACACCACCAGCGGCAACATCAACGCTACCGCCTGCACCTAATCCAGCATCGCCACCAGCTTTAATAGTTACATCACCAGAGGCACCAATACCAGTGTCTCCGTCAGCAAACATAATAGCATCTCCAGATGCAGCAATGTTTGTATCGCCTTCAGATGCAATTAAATTATCACCAGAAGTAACAATACTTGCATCACCTTCAGTCTGCATTGTTAGATTTGCGGCAGTTAAAATAGATGTGTTCTTTCCAACATCTAGTGTAAATTCTCCACCAACTTTAATTTGCAAGTCATTTGCCACTGCAATTTTAACGTCATTAGCTGCACCAATAGTTACATCATTTTGGAATACTGCATTGGTCTTGCCTTCTACTTGTATCTCTGCATCACCACGAACTAAAATCTTAGCTCCAGTTCCAGCAGTTATATTGATGTTTCCACCAAAGTAGATGTTTCCATTGCGATCACATAGATGATAATCATCACCTACTATGTGTGTTACACGAGAACCATTTGGATCAATCTCAAAGAATGTTCCCTTTCGATGATACATATGAATTCGCTCAGCTGCTGGGCTATCATCAAACTCCATGATATGACCAGACTCAGTTTCCATAACTTTGTTATATGGATAAACTGCTGAGTAAGCTGATTGTGGTTGTGACCAAGTTCCACCATTAGCCAATTGAACGTCTTTAATCAAAGTTTGGTCTTTAAACTCAAAACATGTACCTTCTAAAACACCACGTGATAGTCTATTGGTATCTGCTTCATTGGCATAGTCTCTGAGTGGGTATTTTCCATCAGGATCAGTAAACCCTTTAATCTTATTTTGAGATCTATCTTCTTTAAGCGCAGCACGTTTTTCTGGTGGTGCTGCATCAATAGCTTGTTGAGATGGCTGTTCGTCTCCAGCTGATGCTTCTTTATTTGTTGTATCTACAGACTTCAAACCATTCATGAAGTATTCGTAGTATGCCTTTTTCTTAGCTGCAATGTCTGGTGAGTTGAATCCAACGGCAGACTTAGCAGCACCAAAGAAGCCTTCTTCGTACATTAATTTTTGCCAAGAGTTCACTCTACGTGTTAGATAGGTAGCTGCAATTATAGCACTGCCTTCTAAGTCGGTATCCAGTAATTCTGGATTACCAACAATATCAATACCAGTTAGTTTTTTATATTGCTCGTAATTACCACGTCCAGTTAACTGAATAAAACCTCGACCATAAAACTTACCACCGTCTTCGTCAGTTAAATTACCAAGAAATCCCTTACCTCTAAAGGTTGGTCCATAGAAAAACTTAAAGAATTCTTCTCTGGTCATACCCTTGCGTTGTGCATAACTATATTTTTGCACATCAGCATCTGAAACACTCTTAAAGATCTGTCGCATTCTATCTGGAGAATAGTTGTACATTTCCTTTTGTGGAATCCAAGTAGATTCACCACCAGCAATACCTAGTAATGCTGCCTTTGCATATCTGGTAGATAGCCCTACTTTATCACATGCTGCGATTAGTGCTTTAATACCTTGCTCTGCTTTACCTTCAGAACCTTTTGCTACTGAATTTGCAGGTGGCTTTGTGGGAATAGAGTCGTTACTGTTTACGTTTTGTGCAGTTACTGGTTCTTGTTTTGGTTGGTTCGTTGGAGTTGGTGGTGTAGGATTAGCTTCTGTTGTGATAGGATTACCACTACCATCAGTAACTACATTACCTGAACTATCCTTAACAGCATTGCTTGGAGTTTCATCTACAACAATGTCGCCACCACCGCCATCAATGGTAGCATTTTTGGTTAAATAAATCCCACCAAGAGAGCCTAAGATAATAGGTTGTTGTTGTTCTTCTCCATCGCTAAACATAACAACAACCCACGTACCAGGAACAACTCCAAGTGGAGAAGAACCAATACCGTTCATGGCAGCAGAAGTGATAGGCTGCAGTGGATGCGCCCATGGTAAATCTTCCGTTGGAAGAATACTTTTATCATCTGTATGAAGACCCAATACTCTAACTTGGCAACGACCAAGTTTTAGTGGATCATTTCTATTTTCAACAACACCAGTATATAACATTAGTTACTACCCTTAAAAACGTCTTTAATATATGAATCTTTCACAAGCTCAATAGTACATTCATGAGACTTTTGTGTGATAAAGTGATTGATTGCCGAAACAAGATATCTACCTGAAAATATCTTATCTGATATTTCTGATAAAGTATCAGTACCCTTAATAGGCTCTACTTGAAACGATTGTATCACTACAGTTTGACCAACAGTATAATCTAAACGACCAGGCACTGTTACAGTTAACTTAAAATCATTGGCTTGATTTAGTTCAGAAATTCTTCTCTGTAAAAACTTTATATTGGATACGTCGTCAAAACCTGTGAATTGCATAGTGCTTTTTGGAACAAGCAGCATCTTTGAGGTGTAGTATGCAGGTAGATTAGTAGAAACCGTTGGGAATGCATTCAAGTGTTTCTTTTGCTTGAAGTTGCTGAATATATCAAAATTTCTAATATCTATTTGCTTACTGGTTAAATCATAAGAATGTAATCTAGAAGCAATCATACCATTACGCAAACGTTCCATGGTATTAAAACCGTCAGTTACCGAAAACGTAGATATTTTTTTATAGTCTTGATTAAAGTCTCTGCTAGCTGAGCCTGAATTAGAGATGTTACGTGTTGAATTCGAATAGTTAAATTTCTGAATGGGTTTATTATCACTTGACATCAATACATCTAATGAACCAAAATTAAACCCATCACGATTCTCAAAAAACACATATGACGGCGAGCCTGTTTTATTCAATGCTCTATCTGCAAGATAGTTTACATTTCTAATAGGTGACCAGTAATTAGAAACATACTTTATAGTATTTTTAGTTTCTTCAATATTTAATTTTTTAACAGTGTCGAAAGCTGCAGATTTATCGGTCAATACTTCTCGTGCAATATCAGAAACCTTTCCCTGATAACCACGACTTAGTTTAACGTTTATATCATTTAAGAATTCTTTCGATATAAAAGACATTTCATAAACAACGCTTCGGTCACCATCGTATTCACGATCTTTCATTTTGTGAATATAAAACTGACCTTCTATCTTTCCGCCACTTCTTTCCAATGATGGAGTATAAACAATAAGGCTAAGAGTTTCTTGTCCTACAAATGGTAAAGCATTAACAAAGTCTAAAGAATCTTTGAAAATTACGGTGCCGCTAATAAATGGGGAATATAGATCTTCGAAGATTTGAAGACCTATTAGTTGTCCTTTAACAGAGAATTCTACTCCAGTAGATGATATAACAGAACACTTTTGTACTGTAACATCACCTGCAAAACTTAATGTTTGTGTATTTTCTGCCATATTAAATTTGCATCATGTCTGAGTATTCGCTAATGATTTGGTCCAAGTATATCTTTGGTATAACCTTTAGTCTGCGTTTCTTTTCATTTTCTAAAATCTCATATTCGTAATTAGTTACAGACAAAACGTTCAATGGATACTGTAGATCTTGTATCAGAAACTCTCCAAGATACTGCTCTATAATAGCACCGTCGTCATCTTCAATATAATTATATGTTTGAACTGTTTCACCAGATTTAAATCCACTAGTAGATAAAAGAACATCTAACCTTAAGTTTTCTCTATCCAGTGCTTTAACAAACCCATTATAAATTCCGTTCTTTGTTTCTTTCCTAACAACAGTACCAACTTTAATCTTATCAATCAAGAACTGCCCGTCACCATCTAAATAAACATTTTCAGCAGTTATAAACTGATTTCCTTGGATTCTGTTTCTTTGCGTATCAGTAAAGTAGCTGATATCATGCTTTCTATCACCATACTTAGATTCTATCATTATGTCTAACTTATTAACAGAAAGCGGAAAGTCTTGGATATAATCGAACTTTGAATTAGCAAGCATTATAATCCAGTGATAGTATGGAGTTCCGTATAGCTTTTCTGATATAATTTCTGGTGTTTCTCCATCAATTATTTGGTAGTCTTCATACAACAATAGCGACTGTAAAAAGTCTTTTCTGAAACGAACATTCTTTGTTATATCTTTAACAAAGATAAACTCATTACTTCCATCTATTTTAGCTGGAAAATCGTATGGTATCTTATTAAATTCTTCGAAGTACATATATTAATATCCCTTAGCGATTTCAGCCTTAGTCAAGATAGCCAGTTCCTTGAAGGTCATTTGAATGTTTATCTGAGTAGGCGAACCGTCTGCAAATGTAGCAAAGTTGGCATTTGGTGTATAATTAACAGAAAGGTTAGTTAGTACGCAAGAAGTGTGTTTGAATATAGCTTTATTTTCGTTTGTCAAATGATAGTAATGAATATCAAACTCAGAAGGATAAATGTAAATAAAGCTATCCTGGTCTTTAAATTCTGGATGCATATGCAACTTAAACATCTCAACAATTCGCATAATGTTTCCAGCTTCTGATGACGAACGTGGAGCGAATTGGTAGTCGAATGTAAATGTTCTAAAATCAACACCTTTGAACAGCTGCTCTTTCTTTGGATTGTATGCCAAACCAGACATGGCAGAAAGTGCGCCACCAACTCCAGGTGCTGATAGTGCCAAGCCTGTTACTGCACTTTTCACTACACCACCAGCAGTTTCTAACTGTTTAGGGGACATGTCTGTAACAGCTTTAATACCAGCTTCTCCCAATTTAGCGCCAACTTGAAACAATCCAGTATCTTCAGCATCCCACTGCATACTATAGTTAGCCGTTAACTGGTTTGGTACATGAAGAGCAATCGCAGTCTTTAAACGTTTTTGTTGTCTGCTCATCTTACCACCGACTTGACCAGAGACAACCGCAGCAGCACCTGCACCTAATGCACCACCAACTAATGGATTTGATGCTACGCTTCCACCACCACCAAGTGCTCCTAAAATAGTAGAACCTAATGCACCAACTGCTGCAGAACCAGCGATAGCTGCGCCAGTTCCATATCCTTCTTGATTTATTCTAGCTCGAAAACGCTCAGAGTCCCCAATGTTTACAGTTTCTTGTTTTTCTTCGGTGATTAGTTTTGAATCCTCAGGAACGTTCACATAAAATACGACGTAGTTACCACCATATATCTGTCGAGATGAAAACAAATCTTCAGGATATGTTAGTTGATCAATACTGTACTTTTTATCTACAGGATTTGAGAATCTGGCGTCATTTTGGTTGGGATTAGAACCTGCAGCAGTTCCTCCAATCATTGACGATGAGGAAAGGTCACCAAGTGATCCAAATTGGTCTAGTGATATTGATTCAAATGCATTGGAGAATAAATCCATTTTAACCCTAAATAGTTATTGGTAAATTGCAATCACTATTATTTATGTTCCACAAAAGAAGATACATCCCTGTAAATACACAAAAGTATAGCGGTGACCCAACGAACATAATTATGCGTTCGTCTTGGGAGACTAAGTTCGCAGCATGGTGCGACCATAATCCTAGTGTAATAAAGTGGAAATCTGAGGAAACCATAGTTCCATATAGATGCCCTTTAGATAACAGAATACATCGTTATTTCGTAGACTTTCAAGTTCAGATAAAAGATAAAAACGATGTATTAAAAACATACCTGGTAGAAATTAAACCAGACGCACAAACTCGACCTCCAGTTCCTGGTAAACAGACCAAAAGATATCTAATAGAAACTGCCACTTATATAAAGAACCAAGCTAAATGGGAAGCTGCTAAAAACTGGGCAAAAGACAGAGGATATGGGTTTATAATTCTAACAGAACACCATCTAGGTATCAAATAAATAGACAATGGCAAGCACTAATAAACCAATTCAAGATCTGTTCGTAAAACATCATTACGACATGGACAATATGCGCCGTAAGTCTTCTGCATGGTTCAACCAGCAAGTTGCGCTTATGGCTGGGAAACGTATTACCCCGAATAAAATTCTACAAAACGATTTAAGCTCACTTGCTACAAAAGTGATGCCAGGTAACTTATATTTATATTACTACGATCCTAAAACAAAAGACACGTTACCATACTATGATAGGTTTCCAATGGTATTTCCATGGAAAGCCAATAAAGATGGGTTTATTGGATTGAATATGCATTACCTTCCATATCAGCTTAGAGTAAAGCTAATGGACAATTTATTGGTGTTTAGAAACAACGAAAAGATGGACCAAACAACCAAACTTCGTTATTCTTGGCAGCTGATTGATGGTATGGCAAAATTTGGTTTAGCAAAACCTTGTGTAAAGCAATATCTTTACTCTCATGTACAATCTCCATTTGTTCGAGTCGAAGCAAATGATTGGGGCACCGCTATGATGATGCCTGTTGAGAGATTCGTTAAAGCTGGAAAAGATCAAGTATGGTTAGACTCACGTAGGAAAATATGACAACACTAACATCATTTATAGCAGAAGTTAAAACTGGAGCACTGGCGAGAACTAGCCATTACTCTATAAACTTCACGCCACCTAAAATATTCTTTAGAAGTTCATTAAACTCTAGCGAAAAGGTGCGCAAATTGCTGTTATATTGCAATTCAGCGCAGCTACCAGGTATCAACATTTCTACATTTCAATCTAGAACATTCGGTGAAACTAGAGAAATGCCGTACGATAAGCTATACGATAATGTGAATCTTTCTTTCTATGTAGACAGAGATATGTACATAAAGAAGTTCTTTGATACATGGGTTGAGGGTATCCAACACCCAACCACTAGAACGTTTGAGTATTACGATCAATACACTACAGATATTGAAATAAGAATTCAAGACGTTGCTGAAAAAGACACTTATATCGTTAAGTTGTTTGAAGCATACCCAAAAACAATCTCTCCAATAACTATTGGATATGATCAAAAAGAAGTTATGCAACTTCAAATTTCCTTGAACTACAAATACTGGCAATCACAAATGGTATCGTCAGTAGAAGTAACAAACAGAGATGCCAATGGTCAGATACAAGCTCTGGTAGATCCATTTGCGGAACTAACAAGTGAGCTAGATCTG